GAATAGCGGGCAATGGCGAAGAAGACACGAACGACGAACAAGGAGGGGCGACTGCGACAGCAGGGCGTCGACCTCGTCGCGTCGTGGCGTGCCGACTGGTGTAAGTTCGCCCGCGAGGCACTCGGCGTAAATCTCGACGAGGAGCAGCAGGCGATCCTGCGCTCCGTGCAACACAACCCCCGTACGTCGGTCGCGTCGGGTACGGCGCGCGGTAAGGACTTCGTCGCCGCCTGTGCCGCCGTGTGCTTCCTCTACCTCACGCCACGATGGAACGCCGAGGGGGAGCTGATCGAGAACACGAAGGTCGCACTCACCGCGCCGACCGACCGACAGGTAAAGAACATTATGATGCCCGAAGTGGCTCGCCTCTTCAACCGCGCGCGCCGTCGTGGCGTCGATCTCCCAGGACGGCTCAACGCCTACGACATTAGAACGAGTAACGACGAGTGGTTCTTGACGGGCTTCAAGGCCGACGAACACAACCACGAGGCGTGGTCGGGCTTCCACGCTGTGCATACTATGTTCATCATCACGGAGGCCTCGGGTATCGGTGAGGACACGTTCGCCGCTATCGAGGGTAACCTGCAGGGAGACTCCCGTATTCTCCTCGTCTTCAACCCCAACACTACCACGGGCTACGCGGCGCGAAGCCACAAGGGCGACCGCTGGGCGAAGTTCCGCCTTAACAGCCTAACCGCCCCGAACGTGCGCGAGAAGCGCATCGTGATCCCTGGGCAGGTAGACTACGCGTGGGTGGTCGATAAGCTCCGCGAGTGGTGTACACCTATCGACGAACGCGACCGCGCCGAGGAGCAGGACGACTTCGAGTTCGAGGGGCAGTGGTATCGCCCCGAGGATCTATTCCGAAAGAAGGTACTCGGGTGCTTCCCGAAGGTCGGCGACGACGTCCTCATCCCCCAGCAGTGGATCGACCTCGCCGTCGAGCGCTGGCGACGGGCAGGAGGACAAGAGCCACCCGCCTACGAGCAGCGCATCCTCGGCGTCGACGTCGCGGGTATGGGGCGCGACAGCTCCTGCTTCTGCGAGCGCAAGGGTAACTACGTCTTCCCCCTTGACTGCCGTAACTCTGGCGGACGTGCCGACCACATGGCCGTCGCTGGCGAGGTACATGCTCGCCGACGTCGCGAGCCTAACCTCATAGTGAGTATCGACACTATCGGGGAGGGTGCAGGCGTGTATAGCCGCCTCGAGGAGTTGGGCGGAGATAGCCGTCTGCTGATCAGTTGTAAGTACAGCGCAGGGGCGAAGATACGCGACCGCGAACTCACCGACGTAACGGGGCAGTACCGCTTCGCCAACCTCCGCGCCTACCTCTTTTGGGCGGTGCGCGACTGGCTCAACCCGAAGAACGACACGGGCGCTATGCTACCACCAGACGACCAACTGGCCGAGGAAATGTCCGAAGTGCGCTGGTCGTTCCGCTCCGACGGGCGTATCCTCATCGAGAAGAAGGACGAGATTAAGAAGCGCCTCGGGCGATCACCCGACCGATTCGACGCCCTAGCCAACACGTTCTACCCGACGCACGCCGTCACGGGTGGCCGTATCGACCTCGCACGACTTAGCACGCTTGTGTAGCGTGCTACCAACATAACGACACTAACAACCAAAACAGAGAGAACTATGTCACATATCAACGACCTCATCAACGACGCCTCCGTGTCCGTTGAGGACAAGATCACAGCCCTCAAACAGAAGACCGTCGACGTACCCGCGTGGGCGGGCAAGAAGAACCTCGAGGGGCAGTATGATCCGAAGTACCACCCCGTGATGGACAAGACGCAGTACCCCGACGTCGTCGGCAAGGAGGGCATCGAGAAGGTAACGCGCGTGGCGCTCGACCTCCAGCGCCTCGCCGTCAAGCGTATGACCGAGTTATGCGTCGGCATACCAGTCAAGCGCATCTACAAGCCCTCCGACGAAAGGCAGAAGGAAGTCGCTCAGTACCTCGAGGCGATCCTCCTACGCAACCGCGTCGATACCCTGAATATCGAGCGCCTAAACATGCTCTTCGCAGGGTGCGAGGTGCTGACGCTTTGGTACGCCACCGAAGCCCCGAACAACGTGTACGGCTTTGACAGCCGCCTCAAGTTCCGCTGTCGTAACTTCTCCCCGATGCTCAGCGATGCGCTGTACCCGCTCTTCGATGAGTACGGTGACCTCGTAGCCCTATCGGTTGGCTATACCCGCAAGGTAGGCAAGTCGAAGATCAACTACTTCGACACCTACACGGACAGTCTCCACGTGCGGTATAGCGACGGAGGCGAGGGCAAATGGGCGGAGGTAGAGCGCGAGGTGACCACCCTCGGGAAGATCCCCGCCGTATATATGTATCGCCCTACGCCTATTTGGGAGAATACGTCGGAGGCCGTCTACGAGATCGAAATGGCGCTATCACGCAACGGCAACTACCTCCGAAAGAACTCGAAGCCTCTGTTTGTCGTTATGGCCGACGAGGTGATCTCCTACGGAGACGAGAAGAGCCAAGACCGAGAGTTCCGCTCCGTGATGCAGTACCCGAGTGGGGCAAAAGCCGAGTACGTGACGTGGGAGCAGGCCGTCGATAACCTCAAGTTCTTTGTCGACAACCTCCGATCGCTCTTCTTCACACAGCTCCAGCTCCCCGACTGGTCGTACGAAAAGATGAGCCAGCAGGCGCTATCTGGTGAAAGCCGTAAGCAGCTATTCATCGACGCGCAGATGAAGGTCACGGACGAGAGCGGCCGCCTCCTCGAGTTCTTCGACCGCGAGCTTAACGTGGTAAAGGCGTTCCTCAAAAGCGCCCTTCCGACGTACGCCGACGCTATCGACGCGCTAATCGTCGAGACGAAGATCACACCATTTGCTATCGGAGACCAGCAGGAGCAGATCAATATGCTCATCACGGCGAGCGGTGGACTGCCTATTATGTCACAGCGCGAGGCAATCGAGGCGCTCGGTCACTCGGAGGACGTCGATCAGACGCTGCGCGAGATAGCCGAGCAGTCACAGGGAGACGTGTTTAACCCATTGGAGGGCGCTATCGGTGGCGAAGCGTAGTAACACCCCAGCCACGAGGAGAAAGGTCGTCACGGGCGACGGGAGCGACGTACGCCGGCAGTGTAGCGACTGCGCACTCATCCACGATCTCGCCTACCCGTCGGCCGTCGACGGACGGCCTACCCTCGGTCGATGTAAGTACAACAAGCACGGCGGGCGCTTCCTCGACCTCCTCTCGAGGGAGGCCTGCCAGCACTTCCAGCAACACAAGGACTAATGGCAAAGAAGCTCATCACACCGCGCCGACGCCGACGCACGGCAGGCCTCGACTACGAAGCCCTGCACCGCCTACACATGGAGGCTTACACGCGTATGATCGCGGGTGCGTATGATAAGGCCATCTATGAGGCCGTCGCCGTCGCTGTCACCATTCACGGCGTCAAGCCTACCGAGGGGGAGATCTTCACCTTCGACAAGCACCCCGCGGCGAAGAAGCGTATCGAGGGCGTTATGGCGGGCCTGCAAAAGCGTATGCAGGGGATCATCGAGCAGGGTATGCGTGCCGAGTGGGCGCTGGCTAACAACAAGACCGACGCCCTCGTTAAGCGTGTGTATGGCAAGAGACTCGAGGCGATGCCGGAGGAGCGAAAGCGCCTACTCCTAAGCAACAACGAGGACGCACGCGAGGCCTTCGTCAAGCGAAAAGAGCAGGGGCTGGGATTGAGTGACAAGGTATGGCGCTATACCTCGCAGTTTAAGGACGAGATTGAAATGGGGCTTGACGTCGGCATACGTGCGGGAAAGTCCGCCGACGAACTCTCCCGATCGCTCCGAGGCTTCCTCCGCGAGCCGAACAAGCTGTTTAGGCGTGTACGCGACGAACATGGACAGCTCCGACTATCGGCACGCGCGAAGGCCTATCACCCCGGGCAGGGCGTGTATCGCTCCTCGTACAAGAACGCCCTACGCCTCGCCGCCACGGAGACGAATATCGCCTACCGCACGGCCGACCACGAACGACAGCAGGCGCTCGACTTCGTCGTTGGCGTCGAGGTGCATCTGTCGGGCAACCACACGCTCAACGGTAAGCCCTTCCGATGTATGTGTGATGACCTCGTCGGCAAGTACCCTAAGGACTTCAAATTTACCGGATGGCATCCGCACTGCCGTTGCTATACGACACCCATCCTCAAAACACCTGAGGAGATGGCCGCTGACACGCAACGGATACTCCGAGGAGAGCCGACCGACGGGCGGAGCGTTAATGCCGTGGGTGACGTCCCCGAGGGCTTCAAAGCGTGGATCTCAGATAACAAGGGGCGTATCGACGGCGGGGCTTCGCTCCCATACTTCATCCGAGACAACAAGGACTACACGGGTGGACAGCCTCGAGCGTCAGCGGAGATGGGTAAAACAAACGCACCGAAAAGAGCGGAAGCGCAGAAGGGCTCGGGGAACAAGGCGTTCGACTACGACAAGGCTAATCCAGCACTCGACGACTACATCAGTGGCAACGCTATGTATCTAAATCGCCACCTCCGAGGAGACGCCGACTTCGGAGATATTACGAGCGAGGAGCGGCAAACGATAGCACTGCTAACCAAGGCGACGACGACGGAGAAGATCGGGGAGCGCACGCTGTGGCGGTCGGTAGACGCCTCCGCTATCTTTGGTAAAATCAGCGACAGCGACTACGACGACCTCGCAGGTCGCATCCTCTACGGCGATACATCTAAGTACACTATGGCCACGACGCAGAAGTACGTCGACGCCGTAGGCGTAGAGGTCACGGAGAGAGGCTTTATGTCCACAACAAAGGACAAGGATATAGCCTTAGATTGGGGAGATTATTCTGGATCGAGCCGCCCTATCGTTATGAAGATTAAGACGTCGCCTAAGACTATGGGCGTAGACGTAGAGAAGTACACACTGAAGCACAACCCCGAGGCGGAGCAGTCGCAACCACAAAAGGAAGTACTGCTGCAGCGAGGCCTACGCTACAAGGTGATCGCGATAAAAGAGCTTGGGGGGCGTATCTGCGTCGAGGTAGAGATCCTCGACACATAACGGCCACCACACGAACAGACGACGAGGGGCGAGCGCTGTATACAACAGC